ACGTACATCAGCAGGGGCTTTCTGCTGTCGAGGCTGCCAACCTGATCCGCCGCGAGGCAGAGCGTTATCAGAACGAATCGCAGGAGCTGCACTAATGGCCGACTCTATCGACATGGCGCAGCAGCGCGCCGACGAGCTGCTGGCACGGAACATCGCCAGCGTGGTTAACCGCCCGGTCAGCGTGGGGGCTTCATTCTGTGAAGACTGCGACGTGCCGATCCCGGAACAGCGCCGCCGCGCCGTGCGTGGCGTTACCCGCTGCGTCAGCTGTCAGGACATGGCCGAACGGTACGCGAAAGTTTCAAAAGGCGGTGCGGTATGAGCGCGATCCTGAAATGGGCGGGCAGCAAGACCCGCGTAATGCCGGAGCTGCTGGCACACCTGCCAGCAGGCGATCGCCTGGTCGAACCCTTCGCAGGTTCCTGCGCGGTGATGATGAACACCGATTACCCTTCCTATCTGGTTGCGGATATTAACCCCGACCTGATCAACCTGTACCGTCAGATAAAGGAGCACGCCCGCCCCTTTATCGTTGTTGCGGCCAGCCTGTTCAATCAGAATACCACAGGCGAAAGTTATTATTCTGTCCGTGAGGCGTTCAACCATAACCCGGCGTTACCCCTGCTGGAGCGCGCCGCGCACTTCCTGTACCTGAACCGCAACGGCTATCGCGGCCTTTGTCGCTATAACCGTCGCGGCGAGTTCAATATCCCTTTTGGTAATTACTCAAAACCCTATTTCCCGCTGGCAGAAATTGAGGCATTCGCGGAAAAGGCGCAGCGTGCGACGTTTATCTGCGCCGATTTCCGCGAGACGCTGCGCCTGACTAAAGCTGGCGACGTGGTGTACTGCGATCCGCCATATGACGGGACGTTTTCGGACTATCACTCAGCGGGCTTTGACAAAGATGAGCATTACGATCTGGTCAGCATACTGATGGACGTCTCTGAGCGCTGTCCGGTTGTCGTTTCAAACAGCGATACCTTCTACACCCGCAGCATCCTGCGCGATTTCGACATTACCAAAATCAGCGTAGCCCGCTCGGTTGGCGTTGCCGCCGGTGAGGGCAAGCGCGCCTCGGAAATTATCGCCGTGCGCCGTCCACAGGAGAGCGCAGTATTTGTCGGCTTTGATTCGGCGGCAGGCGCTGGCTGGTCAGCAGAAGTGCAGGCGGTTCAATGATTCAGGAATACGCTTACCCGTGGAATGCTCCACGGGAAGCTATCGCCAGCCCGTATCCTACCTATGAGGAAATGCACAGCCGCAGTCAGATGATTGCGGCTTTGGCGCGTGCTCAGGAATTACTGGAAAAGCAGCCGACGCTGATCCAGCTCGACGTTAAGCGCCGCGTCAGCGAGCTTGAAAAGACCCAGGGCATTGCCCGTGCCAATGCGTACTTAGCAAAAACCTTTGTTGAGCGCACATTGCCACGCGTCGAATGCGTCAGTGAGCAGTACCGCCTCGGTGAAATGACCAGCGGCACGTTTAACCTGCTGGCAGGCAATGCCGCTCAACAGGCTGGCGCGGCCAGCGCGGCCGGCACGCTGTGGGAGCTGATGCGCCGCTTTAACCGCCTGCCCGACATGGCGCGCGCCGACGTCGATCTGCTGGCTGGGGATGTGGCTAATTTCATCCTCGCCGAGCTGGTACAGGCGCACGCGCAGGCCAGCGACGAGTCAGATTACCGGTACACGCACCGCGTTTACATGACCGCCGCCACTATTACCCGCGAGTTGAGCCAGACGCCGCCGCTGTGGGAAAAGGTCACGTCCCGCCTGTTCGACCCGGAAGAAGTGACCCCGGCGATCATGCGTATGCAGACCGAAAAGTGGTGGAAGGGCCGCCTGCGCCGCGTCGTCGCGTCATGGCGTGAGCACCTGCAGATTGCCCTGGCTAACGTCAGCAAAAAGCATACCCCCTACGCCAGCAGCATGACCGTCTCAGAGTGGCGCGAGCAGAAACGCCGCACCCGTGAGTTTCTGAAAGGCATGGAGCTGGAAGACGAGGAAGGCAACCGCATCAGCCTGATTGAAAAGTACGACGGCAGCGTGGCCAATCCGGCGATCCGCCGCTGCGAGCTGATGACCCGCATTCGCGGCTTCGAAAACATCTGCAACGAAATGGGCTTTATCGGCGAGTTCTACACGCTGACCGCCCCGGCGCGCTATCACGCCACAATCAAAACCGGTCATCGCAACCGCAAATGGAACGGCGCCAGCCCTGCCGACACCCAGCGCTATCTCTGCAGCGTCTGGCAGAAAATCCGCGCCAAGCTGCACCGCGAGGAAATCCGCATCTTTGGGATCCGCGTTGCCGAGCCTCACCACGACGCGACCCCGCACTGGCACATGCTGATGTTTATGCGTCCTGAACAGGTTGAGCGCGTGCGCGAGATTATGCGCGACTACGCCTGGCAGGAAGACAGCGACGAGCTGACGACCGACAAAGCCCGCAAGGCCCGCTTTCACGCGGAGGCTATCGACCCGGAGAAGGGCAGCGCAACGGGCTACGTGGCTAAGTACATTTCCAAAAATATCGACGGCTACGCGCTGGACGGCGAGACGGACGACGAAAGCGGCAAAGACCTGAAGGAAACCGCCTCGGCCGTTTCCGCCTGGGCGGCCCGCTGGCACATCCGGCAATTCCAGTTTGTGGGCGGCGCTCCGGTCACGGTTTACCGCGAGCTGCGCCGCATGGCAGACAGCGAAACAGCCCACGGCCTCAGCGTCGAGTTTGCGGCCGCGCATGACGCTGCCGACGCTGGAGACTGGGCAGGATACGTTAATGCACAGGGCGGGCCGTTCGTGCGCCGCGACGAGCTGGCCGTGCGCACCTGGTATCAGGCCAGCGAAGACGTGAACGAGTACGGCGAGGAAACCGTGCGCATCAAGGGCGTTTACGCAACGGAAGTAGGCGAAGACACGCCGATCCTTACCCGTCTGGCGCAGTGGAAGATTGTCCCGAAACGTGCCGTTGATTTGGGTTTTGAATTTAAGGACGCGTCCGCGTCCTCTCGGAGTTCTGTCAATAACTGTACGGGGGGGTTGAGATCTGAGGATTCAAACCCGCCGGAAAGTTTCGACAATATCGACCTGGACGGCATGAGCAGGCGAGAAAGGCGACAGCTGCTGAGCCGGATCAGGGCGCAGGAGCCAGAAAAGCGGCACCTGCAGCTGAGGCGGTCGGACAAAATTGAGGCCGCGTGCGATAACGTGATAGGCCAGGTGAAGGATTTATGCGGTGAAACCATCAGCCGCGGACTGGCCGTGCGCCTGATTGGCGGCACGCAGACGAAAATTGCTGGCCGACTGTTTCGCAGCTCTGCATATGGTGAGTTAGTGAGGCCTCATGCTGGACCTAAAAATTATGAAATTCTGGAGCGAATAGGGCGCTTGGCTCGTGCCTCTAAGGGTACGAAAGAAGCCAATTAACGCCCTAACTTCAAGAGCCTGCTTTCAGATAAAGTCTTATTGACCATAAAAAATCATTTCACATTTGGAAAATCGTAATATACTGTATGCATAACCAGTTGTTCATTGTGCGGAGGGATTATGCGAGACTATTTTTTGGAGTCAATGAAGCTCCAGCGTATTGATTTATTTATGAAACTTGTTGCGGCAAGTGATTGCAGTGAAGATGAGAAACAGCTCGCGATTCAGTGGGTTTCAGAGCTGACTGATGAGCTGATGCGTAAGGTAAGAAGCCACGAATATTCACGATCTATACAAGTATCTGAATAATTAGGGGGGAGACTATGCGCATTGAAATTATGCTTGATAAAAATCAAAAACTAAGCCAGTCAGTGATTGAAGCTTTTCATGACGAGATAAACAGGCGCGTAGTTGCGCTGTTTCCTGATGCTGTGGTGCGAGTTCGTCAGGGTAGCCACACCAGAATAGAAATGCCCGGCCTCAAAATTGATGAGGACAGGCGACGAGTGAATGATCTGCTCCAGAACGTCTGGGAAGATGACAGCTGGTTACACTGAGAAACGTCAACATCAACTCACTGTGACACACTTGTCGTTTGTGTGTTCACTTATCATAGGCAAGCCTGTTATCCTTGCGCCGAAAAAATTTACAGGTAAGTTTAAGAGTAGTTACCTGAAACCAGGAATGAGCATGTACGCACAACCCCTTGAATTCATTGACAATAAAGAATTAACGCTGTTACAGCGTTACCAAACGTGTAAAGCCATGTCTAAAGGTTATGCGGCTGACTTTGAAAACGATGATACAAGGCTTGTACAGGCTCGTTCCTATTGCGTAAGAGTTTTAAAGTCTTATTGGTCATCAGTTGCTGAAAAGCACAGGGCTTCCATTGCCATAAAACCAGTTACGCCTTCTGTACTCATTGATGATGTTGCTATAGATGCTGGACAACTGGCAGATAGAACGGGAGAACTGATTGCTTTATTTCCGGTTGAAGATGCTGGGTTTTTGATCGGTTCGATTTACACTGTCATGCTGCCTGCTACATACCGTTCTGAAAAAGGGGCGTATTACACCCCTCCCCCACTTGTTGAACGTTTACTGGATATGGCAGAAAAAAGTGGAGTGGATTTTTCGAAAGCATCGGTTATCGATCCAGCATGTGGAGGTGGAGCATTTCTCGCACCTGTTGCATTAAGAATGTTGAAAAATGAGAAAGGCTCCTCACCCGAATGGATCTTCAGAAGGCTGGTTAAGAGGCTTAAGGGGATTGAAATAGATCCCTTTGCCGCATGGATGAGCTTAGTTCTTCTTGAGACAGCTGTTATGCCTCTCTGCGTAAGTACGAAACGACGTATTCCAGATTCGGTAATTATTGTAGGTGACGCCCTCATTCAGGAAGACTTAGGGGAATTTGACCTTGTAATGGGAAATCCTCCCTATGGAAGAGTGTCACTTAATCCTGAATTACGTGCGAAATTTTCTCGGTCGCTTTTTGGTCATGCAAACCTGTATGGGCTTTTCACTGATCTTGCCGTTCGGTTAATAAAACCTAATACAGGTGTAATTGCCTTTTTAACGCCTACTTCTTTCTTAGGCGGACAATATTTTACTTCACTCAGAAATATCCTAACTCAATATACCACCCCCTTCTTTTTCGATTTCATATCAGATAGAGACGGCGTTTTTGACGATGTGTTGCAGGAAACCATGCTGGCTACGTTCAAGGCAGGTCAGCATGATAAAAAAGTTTCTGTTTGCTCATTAATACCTAAGGGGCTTAACAAGGCAAAAACAGAGATTTTAGGTAAGGTTGATATCGAAAACGGCGGTAAAATCTGGTTATTGCCTCGGAAAAAGACAGACGTCACATTTATAAATAAAATCAAAAAGCTAACTATGCGGCTATCTGACGTGGGCTATAAAGTGTCAACTGGTCAACTAGTTTGGAACAGATTCAAACCTCAGTTAAGACAAATTAAGAAGAAAGGTCATTACCCTCTGATCTGGGCCGAATCTGTTACGAATGAAGGGTTCAAATTTAGTGCGACCAGAAGAAATCATGTACCATTTATCGAAATAATGAAAAATCAAGAATTTCTTATAACGAAAAATGAGTGCTTGCTTGTTCAGAGAACTACCTCCAAAGAGCAGGAAAAAAGAATTATGGCAGCGATAATCCCTCAAGATTTCATAGATGAATTTGGAGGGGTTGTTGTTGAAAATCACATTAATGTCATTAGTGCTGATGATTTATTCTCAGGCGTCAGTGCCAGCGTCATTGAAAAAATACTTAATTCAGCGACTGTCGACAGAATATTTCGTTGCATTAGCGGGAGCGTAGCTGTTTCAGCATATGAGTTAAATGCTATCCCGCTCCCTGATTTAAATAAGTTAACTGAACTGCAAGGTTACATTGAATCTGGCATAAATCCCTCACAACTAGAGGGAATTATTGCAAAAATATATGGAGTTTCTGCGTCATGATGATGCCCGATTTACCCAAAGTAGCTGAAATACACAAAAGACTTGTAGATATATTTCCTGAAGGAACTGAAAACAGGAATTATGTTATTAGAGAAATGGCGGCTAAAACTATCTTTGTCATGTTATATGCAGGGGCGATTGACGGTAATGAAAAATGGATTAGACCCAGCCAGGTAACGGATATGGGTAATGAGCAGTCAGCTAAACAGTCCTTAACTGAACGTACCAATTGGCTTAACGATACTCTCTCCAAAAAAAACACTAGGCCAACTGACGCTTGGTATGCTGCAAATTCCCGAGAACCGATTAGGGATGAAACGTTGAGAGGTGGTTTAATACCTTGTCATGCTGTTCTTGAAAGAAAGGGTATCCCGACAACATCCTCTAAGCCGCGATATTGCCTCAATGCTTCTTTTGCTGAGCTATTCGACCCAAATCTGAGCAATGAAGAATTGACTCATAAGATTCAGGATTGGCAGGAAACTCACCTTAATAAAGCTGCCCTTGCCAGAATACGGCTTATTAAATCAAGTATTTCGAGTTCTGATGAGAGCCTGACTGTGACATTTCCTGGTGGAGAAAAGAGAACGCTCGCGCCTGGGCCATCAAGTGTGATTGCTAAGGAAGTTATTGAAGTTTTTGCACCGAAATTCCTTAAAGTGCCGGCAGTACTATGGCTTTCAGAATCAGGTAATAAAGTAGTAACCCGTGATGAGCAACTTGCGAGTTCGTTGGGCCTTAAGATAGATGCCTCTAAAGCACTGCCTGATATTATTCTCGTCGATCTTGGTGAAGATAAATCAGGTTCCGATATGCTTTTCATATTTACTGAGGTAGTAGCTACCGATGGTCCGGTTAATCGTGAAAGAAAGGTCGCATTAACTAAAATTGCTGCTGATGCTGGATTTAGTAACAAAAATCTCGCATTCCTAACTGCCTTCATGGATCGTAGCGCATCGCCTTTTAAAAAAGCTATTACAGAGCTTGCCTGGGGGTCTTATGCATGGTTTGTTTCAGAACCCGAAAATCTGATTGATTTGCGCGATGGGCGTGCGATAAAACTTAGTGGTGGTTTGGATACTACCAACTGATTCAATGCATACAGTTGCTGCATGAATCCGCATGATCCCGGAAGGATTG